CCTTCGTCAAACTTTTCTTTCATTACCAACGCATCTTGTGTGTTGCCTCTAAACAGATATGCATAGTGCATTGCACCGTCTACAATTACATGTATAAATCTATCAGGTATAACAATTGTGTCACCATGTGCAGACAAGTCTGATGAGAAGTTAAAGTACTCAAATACTAATATATATGCTTTGTCTGGTTCTGGTGTAAGAATAAATTCAAGGGAAGGAGCGTGTACTACACGGGTTGGCACACCTTGAAAACTGGTGTTGTTATATTCTTGTGCTACAAATTTATCTAAGTATTCCTCATATGTAAGAGGCATTATACGTGTTGTACTATTACCTAGTGTAGAGTCTTCTTTAATTCTAAAAGTATCAAAGTTAATTACTTTACAGTCAGCAGGAAAAGCATAGCGGCTAGTATTAGCCGTTAGTGTAGTTGTTTGGGTATTATGGTTAAAAGGCCACTCAAATTCAGATTGATTTATATATCTAATAGATGCGTTAACTGCGTCCTTTGCGTGTGCATAAAAACCTGTCGCACTTGCAAAGTTTGTAGAAGTAAGTTCAACTTCATTCAAACGCCGATTTACTTGATTAACTAATTGTAAAAATGTTGTAGCCATTTACGTTTCCTTAAACAAAGCGAGGGGGCAGGTTGCCCCGCCCCGTCACATATTTAGTTAGGCTTGGTCACGGCTAACTTCGTTAGCAGCCATGTCACCTTGGTCACTGATGTCCATCATTACAGCGTAAGCACGTAGCTTACCTGCTGTAAACGATGCACCACTACCAGCCAATACAAAGTCAATTGTATCTGCAGTTGTAGATGGTGCTAATCCATCAATTGAAACCTGTGGAGCATAATCACCATCAGATGCACCGTCAATGTCCAGTGCCGCAGCAAACTCATCGACATCACCACCAGTGAAGCCAAGAGCAGCAGTTGCATCTGTCGCCGTATTCATAGTTGCAGATTCTACAACTTGAAAACCCGCTGCTAAAATCAAGGTATCAGCAGGAACGGTAATTGCCTGAATAGTATCGCCGGGAGCAATGCTATTTGTTGTCAGGTCAATTGTTACATCAACGTAGTATGGGTTACGTCCTCGTTGTGAGTTCCCTGAAGAGGGATGCAATAAAGCAGTAATATTAGCCATTTCTTAATCCCCCTTAACGTACGTTATAGATGGCATTTACAAGAGCCTCTGGACGGAGAATCTTGCGACCATACAAATGCATTCCCCGAACAATGTCGGCGAAGCTGTCTGGATCACGATAGGTTTCGGTCTTGTTAATCTGCTCTGCAGTTGCAACAGCAGAAGAGTGACCTGCAACAATCACACCATAGTTAGAAGAGTTGGTGTCTGCTTCGGTAGCAGGACCAGTTCCAACAGATGGTAGGTTGTTTGAAGTATAGATCGTAAATCCGTGAATGGTTCCAGCCATTTGACCGTTTTGCAACCCATTGCCACCGCCGAAATCGGAGTTGAACAAACGTGAGTCTTCATCTTTCAGAAGTTCTGCAAATACTGGGTCAACTACCAACCAGCGACCTTGTGAGTCAACATTCTGTTGGTCTAGCTTACGTCCCATACGAGCGATAACTGACAGCGGGTTAGCATTACCAGCAGCAGTAGGTGCTGCAGAATTGCCACTACGTGGAGTCAGAGCGATAGAGTTACCGCCTGAACCAGCGTTAAAGTCGCTGCCATCTAGCTTCATGCTTGCAAGCAGTTCGTCTGAACCAGCAGTGCTTACAGCTTTTGAACCGTTAACAACGTCATTAGCTGTGTCAGCATTGCTGTGAATAGCTGATTGCTTGAAGCCTGACAAGTAGCCAAGAACGTCTTGGTCAAACTGGTCAGCAAGGCGATACGCAGCACGATCACTTGCCAAAGATTGGAAGTTAACGTGTGAGTGCGCCTCTTCGATATCATCAACCTTGAAAGCAAAGTAGTTAGCTTTGTCAATCGTTAGGTTGAAATCTTCATCGTCAAGGTCTTGCGGCGTGATAGTAGTACCACGGGCATATGCCTTAACGGTGATTTCGGGTTCCTTGATAATCTTAACGGAATCCCCCATTTGTGCAATTTCACCAAAGTAGTCATTATTGGTGATTGCCTCACAAACAGCGGCCTTGCGGAAAGCAAGTTGCACCTGTTTGGAGTAAATTACGGGAGAAAAATTACCGTTAGGAAGATTACCATAACCACTAGCAGTAGTAAATGCCATGTTGAAATCTCCTAATTTAGCATTTCACAGATGCAAACTAAACAGACTAATCAGGGGCTGATTCGTTTGGGTGCGTATTCTAGCAGGATGGCCTTCCTACTATTCAACGGGCCACACTCGTCAGGTAAACCGTAAGACTTGTGTTGTTTGCTGATAATAGTGCAACTTTATTGCGCAATATTGTTACACTATTCTGACTATAGTTATATACATAAATAACTATTTGTCAATACTTTTTTTATCTAGCAGAGCCAGATACATCATAGATAAACTTTCCACTACGGATAGCTTCCATAATTTCGTCAGAGTTTTTCTCATACTCTTGTGCAGACATCTTCTGTACTTGTGACTCTTTAAGATAAGTAGTTGCCTCATTTTCTTGCGGCTTACTACGAGAGTTCTTTGTATTTACAGATTTAGCTGCAGCTTTGTCTGACTTAGGTTTTTCTTTACCAATACCCATGTCAGCCTTATATAAGTCAATGGCTCTAGCAGCAGAACGTGCGTCATTGTCATTATCGTACAGCGCATCTTGTACCCACTTAGGCTGTTCTTCTGCCCAATCATGGAACTCATCACTGTCACGTATCTCACCAAAGTCAGGGTGTATACGCATTAGTTCTGCTTCAGCTTTTTCTTTAGTAGCACTAGACTGCAACTCATCAATTGCTTTCATGCGTTCTTCAAGAGCAGTAGATTGCTCACGTGCTTTCTTCATAGCAATTGTTTCAACGATAGCTGCTACATCTGGATATTCTTCTGCCCATTTTTCTATGTCTTCGTCAGACTTAGGCAGTTTCATTTCTTTCTGTGCAGCTTGACTGAGTTGAGATTTAAGAGCGTCTATCTCTTTTTTAAACTCTTCAGCTTGTTGCTGTTGATGTCTACGTAAATCAGAGTAGCGTTTCTTAAATGTTTTTTCTTCTGCTGTAGTAGGTTCAGTTTCTTCTGGCTCAGTGGCTTCCTGTTCAACTTCACCTTTCTGCTCCTTCATTAACTGTTCTAGTTCTTCTTCTTCTTTTTTGCGTTTTTCTTCGTTAGTATATTTACGATTTGCAAACGCAACTTTTGTTTCGGGCTTCATTTCTTCAGCCATAATAGTAGCTTCTTCAGCCATTGTACTTCTCCTCGTTGGGGCCAACCGTAGCCACGGGGTGGGGGATTAGGTAGCCAACATATTGTGAGGTTGTTTTACAAGCCCCTCACGCAGCTTGTTTAACCAAATATACCCAAATCTGCAGACTGCTTTTCTGCCTCTGCTTGTTCAGAAACACTTCCGGGTTGATCGTCACTAAAGGATGCTTCTCTGCTTCTATCGTAGGTGTCAGTTGAGAAACTAACTTCTGATTCTTTAGCATCTTTATTAAAGTCCTCTATCGCTTCCCGTGATATTGGATTAGTCCTTGCGTCTGCTATAATTGCTTTTTTAGTAGTTTTCTTAGCCCATTCGTTAGCTAATTTTTCGTTTTGATTATAATTACCGCCTCTTCTTGCAATAGCCTCAATTTCTTCAGGCTTCATGCCAAACTCTTTGTTTAAAGCTTCTCTGTAACCTTTATTAGTTTGAGAACTTGTAAGGGGGTCGCCATTTTCATCAAAATAAAAACTTTGCGCTCTTTCGACGGTGGCTCTTGCAACTGTTGCTACTATGTTTTGTGTGGTTTTATCAAGTGTCCCAAAATCTTTAGTGCCTACTATACCGCCACCGTAGATATCATTAGTTCTTCTGGGTGCTGTAACGCCGGGAACTGGATTTGCAAAAGCATCATCCTTAATACCCCTAAAAGCATCCAACACACCCTGCAAACTAGCAGCGTTTAGCGAAGCAGTCTTGGCAGATGGTTCGTATTCTGACCCAGTGGCTTTGCTTAGTAGTCCCATTATTGACGTAGGCATCTTTGAACTTGCCTTCATTAATGCAGAAGCAGGTTTATCTAAAAATGTTTCTTTTAAAACACCAAATCCACTACCATATTTATTGAAAACATCTTGTAAATCCGAAGTAAGTCCTTTAGTAGTAACTTTAAAACCAGTTACATCTGTAGATTGTGTTATAGATGGGTCATCTTTGTCATCGCCGGGACCATCAGTAACCTGTCTTTGACCAGTGGTGGGTGTTATGGTTGCTGTTGGTGTTTGTTCTTCTTTTGGCGTTGCGCTTTGTTCTGAATAACCTTCAGGAATTGGAAATAGAGGTTTACCATCTTTAAATGGTACTTTTAATATTTGTCCCGCATCATTAACAAAAGTTTTTTCTTCATCAAATTGACCAAATCCTGTTCCAACAGTGTCTCCAAAAGTAGGAATATTAGTTACCTGTAAAGGGTCTTGATACTGAGCCTGTGTAAATTGTGTTGGTTTAAAATATGGTTGTATAGGTTGATTTGGATTAAATCCTGTAGTTGACATAGGTGCTTGTTGAAAACCCGTAATACCTGTTCCGGGCATTTGATAAGTTCCCGTCTGAGGATTTACAAAACCACCTTGTTGCATAGTAAGAGAATCATCTTCTACATCAAGGTCATACATATTAAATGGCAAATCATCTGGCATAGTAGCTTCTTCGCTATTACCCATTTGACCCATTGCTTCCATTTCAGCTAGACCTTGCTTTGCTTCTTGGCGCATACGCATTAGATTTTCAAGGCCAATGTATCGTACTACATCTGCAGGGAATACAAACTCACCCTCACTAAGTTGGGCAGGAATATCATCACGTACTTCTTCTTGTGTTGAACCCGGTGGTACATCGTTACCAGATACAGGATCAACTGTACCACCCTCATCCATAAGACCACCCTCATCAAAGCCACGTTCTACTGGCTCAAAGAGTTCCATTTGTTCTGCCATTTTAGCCATTAACTGCATCCCTTAATGTTTTAATATTGCGTAACACTGCAATCGCCCCTTGCGCACGATGCATTAATATTGTGCTATCGCCTTGTTCTAATGTACGATGTTGTTGTTCAATTAACACATCTAAGTATTTATTGAAGTGGTCCCATTGGCGGTTGTTGCTGACCAGCGGCTTCAACTTGCTGAGTATTTCCTTGTTCATTTCCACTAAATCCTTGTTCACCCGGCACTGGTGCTTGTCCTGTACCTATGTTACCGCCGCCTGCTCCTGTTGGGTCCATAGCATCAGCACCCGGTGGGGGTGTCATACCACCCTGCTCCTGTTGTGCTGGCTGTTGAAAGCCCTTCATAATTTCTGCCTGCAGTGCAGCTTCATCCATATTGTTGGTAACTTTGTCGGGGTCTAGGTCCATAGATTTTGCAATCTCACGGATTACATATTGGAACTTAGCAAAGGGTGCGAG